GATGGCAGTAATGTACATGTGTGTATGTGCATGTGACTTTATTGTATTTCCTATTATGTTCACAATTGTGCAGTTCTGGGAAACTCAAGCTGTTAATGATGCATTTAGACAGTGGGTTCCATTGACCCTTCAGGGTGGTGGTTTGTTCCATATGGCTATGGGTGCTGTATTGGGTATTACTGCTTGGTCTAGAGGTCAAGAGAAGATGGCTGGTGTGTCCTCAGGGCCAATCCAAAGTCAACAGATGGGTATGCCCATGGGTAACTCCCAACCGCAGCAGTATGGTGCAGTACAACAACAGCGTACAGTCACTGAGACTACTGTAACCACTGGTTATGGTGGTAAACTTGCTCCTCCACAATATGAACATCCTCTTATCTAAAGGATACAAATGAATAAAATTGCGTTATTATTCGCTCTTATGTTTGTGGTTCCTGTAGTTCATTCTGCAGAACAAACAACAAAGAAGGTTTGTAAAGAAACTAAAGACCCTAAGACAGGTAAGTCTAAAGAAGTCTGTAAAGAAATCAAAACCCACAAAAAGCTAGACGGTACTGAAGTACCAAAGAAGTAAGGATTTAGCTAAATGCAAAAAACCCGTAAAATGGCACCTGCCAAAAGTTCACGTAAAGCCCAAGTAACACAACTTGAGGACTACCAATCTAATGTTAAAATTATTAAGGCTCCAAGGCCGTTTCACGTACAACCAAAAAATGAAAAACAAGACAACTTACTTACTGCAATTCGGCACTATCCTATTACTGTCACTATTGGGTGCGCTGGCACAGGTAAGACTTACTGTTCTTCATCCATGGTAGCATCTCTGTTTTTAACAGGGAAGTACGATAAAATAATTTTAAGCAGGGCTAATGTAGCTACGGGAAAATCTTTAGGTCATTTTCCAGGGACCATCGCTGATAAGATGGCTCCTTGGTTAATGCCCATTACAAGTGTTCTAGAGAAGTCTTTCGGGTTAGGCTTCTATCAATACTTAGTAAATAAAGGTGCTATCGAGATCCAACCACTAGAAACTATTCGTGGTCGGTCTTATGAAAACTCACTTGTCATTGTTGACGAGTGTCAGAATTTAACATTTGAAGAGTTAAAGGCGATTACAACACGCCTTGGTGAGAACTCTAAAATGGTCCTCTGTGGCGATCCTGCCCAGAGTGACATCAATAGTGGTAAGGACATACTTAAATTTGTCCACCTATGTAAAAAACATAACATTGACATTCCTATCATCGAGTTTGGTGTAGACGATATTGTTCGTTCAGACATCGTTGCTAGAATTGTTAGGATGCTTATGGAGGAGAATCTTTAAATGGCAAACCTAACAACGACCCCATCAAAGGCTAAGACAAAAAGCCTTGGGGATCCTAATGCAGCATACGAGTCTATGCGCCCACTCTGGGAACGAGCCAGAGCGGTATTAAATGGTCAAACACATGCACGAGCATATGATGATACAATTGATCCAGTAAACTTTAGTAATTTATTATTGCCTTTCTCTCCCACAATGAGTTCGCAACAATATAACTTTTATCGTGCTGAAGGTGAACTTCCTGGCTTAACAGCACAGTACGCTAAAGTACTTGTAGGTGGTTTGCTAAGAAAACAAGCTAGCTTAGAATTACCTGATAAGATGTTTCCTGAGGGAACTGAAGATTGGATTCGTAATTCTTTTGGCTCTGATGGTACTTCTTTACATGGCTTCTTAGATGCCGCTATTTGGGAGGAGCTTCAAAGCTCAAGAGCATGGTGTCTTGTAGACTACCCTACAGTAGCTAATCCAGACGCACTAACAATGGAAGAGGCTAAGGCTTTATCTCCATATGTAATGCTCATTCAAGCTGAGAACATTATTAACTGGCGTAGAGGTCAAGACCGTAATACTAATAAACAAGTACTAACAAGTTTACTATTTCGTTACTATATGGAAGACTACACTAAGAATGAATTCCATCCAGACTATGTAGACACAGTTACTCATTACTTTTTAGACGATTCTGGTTTACTTGTTGTAGATACTTACACAAGAGACACTAGTGAATCTTTAAACGTTATTAATGGTAACGTAACATCTAAATATCAAACAGATAATGCTAATGCAGCATGGACTAAAACACGTACAGAAGTGCCATTAATGAATGGTGAGCGTATGAATTTTATTCCTGCTTATCCTTTAAATGGTCAGATTGATCCTGTTGAGCCTATCCTACAATCATTAATTGATCGTGAGATTGCCCTGTACAACAAGATTAGCCGTCGTAATCACTTACTCTATGGTGCTGCAACATACACTCCAGTAGTCATGTCAGATATGACTGATGAAGAGTTTGAGAACATTGTAGATGCTGGCTTAGGTTCGTGGATCAAGCTTCGTGCTGGAGACGACATTAAAGCATTAGACACACCTACAGGTGCGTTGAAAGATATGGAGGCAAGTATTGCCGCTACTATCGAAGAAATGGCTCGTATGGGCATCCGTATGCTTTCTCCAGAAGGCTCTTCAGGAGAGTCTGGTGTTAGCTTAGAGATCCGTAATGCTGCTCAAACAGCTCAACTCGGTATGCTTAACACTCGTATCTCTGAAACAATGAGACAGATTATAGTCGTAATGCTTAAGTGGAAATACAACATTGATGTTCTTTCAACAGACATTAAATTTACTCTTAGTGCTGACTTTAACCCTACACCAGTAGGCGCAGACTGGATGAGGCTAGTTACAGAATGGTATCAACAAGGTATTATTCCACGTTCCACATTTATCTCTATTGCTAAATTCAATGATGTGCTCCCAGCTGAGTACAACGATGAAGATGGTGTAGCAGAGATTCAAAGTGACCCATTAGTAGACACTATGGCAACTAGAATCGACTCAAATATATCTGACACAGATAATATGCGTCCTGATAACAATAATGATGATAGGAATAATAATGGAGCCTAAACCAATTAAACGTGTAAAGCCATTACGAGATAACACTGATCTACAAGAGAAGTGTGCTGAAATTTTAGCTAAAACAGAATGGATTGCATCAAGCAACATAAGCGGAGTCACTCGTGAGAAGTGGGCAGCCTACAGAGAGGCTATCACTGATCTCATGAATAATCCTCCAACAGAAGGTGAAGCTGTATATCCACCACAACCAGAATAAGCTATTAACGAGGGCATCCAAGATGCAGTTGTTAACTAGCATCAAGGAGTTTAAATGCCAACACCGATTAATACGGAAGTTTATGATCGTATTGTACAACACCTAGCTGATACTAGACTATATGAAGCAGAGACATCAACAAATGTTTCTCGAGGCATTCGTAGACATCAAAAAAGATTAAAGATATTATTGTCTAAGAATATTAAAGCTGATGTTAAACCAGAAGTAACTCGAGCAACAAAAGAGTTACATATGATTGCTAAGAATTCAGTTAGTGATTATGCAGATGCCTCTGTAAGTTTTCATGCTAACAACTTAGAAAAAAGTGCTGGCTCTTTCTTTAGAGTTCAGAAACCAAGAGGTAGTGATGCTATCCCACTTTTAATTGGTCCAAATATCACAGCTTCAAAGAGCTTAAAAGATCACTTTGATAGCATTGGTACTACGGAACTTGCTAGGATTGATGGAAAGATTAAGTCAGGATTAGCAGACAATAAACCTGTTAAGGAAATTATTGCTGATGTAATTAAGACTACTACTATGACTGAAGTGCAAGCAAAGGTTCTTGTTAGAACTGCTATTACTAATACTCAGGCAAAAGCAATTAATCTAGTAATGGATCGGAACAAAGAACTATTAAAAGGTTACCGCTTTACTGCGGTGCTAGATAATAGGACATCTAAGGTATGTGCTCACCATGATGGTCAAGTATATAAGATTGATGATTTACGATTTAGACCTCCGCTTCATTGGAATTGCCGTAGCTCTATGGTTCCTGTTTTAAAGAACAAAGAAGAACTATTAAAAGCTGCAGAAGAAGCTGAGTCTAGAGTTAAAGTTAATAAGCTTAAAGAAACTTCTGAGAAGGTATTAGATGGTAGTTTACCTCCTGTGGAAACATATGGCACATGGCTAAAACGACAAGCTATGGAAATCCAAGTTAAA